TCAAGAGCAGTTGTCAACTTTTCAATTAATTTATCTTCTTTAGCTGAAAGACCTTCTACAGTTTCTTTGGCACCTGGAGTTAGATTTGAAAGTTCAATTGATGATATTACTTACACATTTCAAACAAGAGAAACTGTAACAGCTACTGATGATGGGTCTGGCATTTATCAATTCAAGACTACTACAGGGTCTGCTAATATTACTATCTATCAAGGTACACAAAAAACAAAAACATTTATTGCAGATGCTATCACCCAAGATGCTCTGTACATTGTACCAGATAAGGATATGGATCTTGATACTGCTATCGTGCGTGTATATGAAACACCAGCAGATACAGCTTTTACCACTTACCAAAATATTAAAGACGCCACGCTGATTAACGCTCAGACAGCTTTATACATTCTAAAAGAAGCTCCTAACGAATATTATGAACTATCATTTGGTGATGGTGTAACATTTGGAGTAACTCCTCAGGCTGGATACAAAATTGAAATAGATTATCTTTCAGTTGCAGGGCCTGTAGCAAACGAAGGTGCTGTGTTTAGTCCAATTACTCAAGTACAAGTGGGATTGAATAACTATACTATATCAGCATCAACTGTTACAAATTCTCTGGGTGGGGATTTAAAAGAAACTAATCAGTCAATTAGAATTAATGCTCCGTTCCAATATGCAACTCAGAATAGAATGGTTACTGCTGATGATTATTCATCTCTTGTTCTACGAAACTTTTCCACTCTAATTAAGGACATCAAATCTTTTGGAGGAGAAGATGCCCTAGATCCTGAGTTTGGTGCTGTGTACATGTCAATAGTTTTTGAAGATGATGTACCAGCATCAACTCAGACTACAACTAAAACTAGCATACAAGACTTGGTCAATCAGCTTTCAGTGGTTTCATTTAGATTGAGATTTGTCGATCCAGTTACAACATTTGTGGAAACAAATACCTTCTTCCAATTCAATCCCAAGCTAACAACTCTTTCATTAAACAGTATTACAGATTCTGTTAACACTGTGATTAGAGATTATTTTACAACCAACACTGGTAAGTTTGGGCAAGCATATAGAAGATCAAATATACTAACACTGATAGATGATGTCTCTCCAGCTGTACTTTCATCACGTATGGAAGTTAAGATGCAACAGAGAATAACTCCTAGACTAGATGCTCAAAACGATTTTACTTTAAGATATCCAACAGCAATCTCTGCTCCTGATGATAAAAACTTTATTGTTGACAGTACTTCTTTTAACATTGGCGGGCGCGCGTGTAAAATTAGAAACAAGTTAAGTAGTAACAAACTGCAAATTGTAACTATCGATGGTCTCACTGTTGTTGTAGACAATGTAGGAAGTTATGATGCTGCTGGTGGAAAATTAAGTCTGGTGGGCTGGCAACCTAACAGTATTATTGGGGGTGTAAACTATATTAAAGTTAGTGTGCTTCCAGCTAACCAAAGTGCGATTGGTCCTATCCGACAAGACATTCTACAGTTTGATGAAGATCCTTCATTCGCTTCCGCCGTAACCGTAACTTCAATATAGTAGTAAGACATGGCAAGAGATTATACACTAAGAGATAACTTTCGGAGAGATTATACGTTTACTGATAATCATCAGGTCGAACAAGTCTTGCCTGATTATTTTAAAACCGAATATCCCAAACTACTTAAACTACTTCAATATTATAATCAGTTTGAAGACTCTGATCAGTCGCCTGGTAGATTAATTCATGATGTATTTCTTTCAAGGGATATCTCTTCAACAGATCTAACTCTACTATCATTTATTGAAGACGAATTACTGCTCGGGCAATCATACTTTGAAGGATTTACTAATAAAAGAGCCGCTGCAAAGTATTCTAACACTCTTTATAGATCAAAGGGTACACTGTATAGTATCCAACAGTTCTTTAGAGCGTTTTTTGGAATTACACCAGAAGTTAGATATACCAAAGAAGACAGATTTATGGTTGGTGTTGATGATTCTAGAATTGGACCTGAGTCACAAAAATTTCTTACTGATGACAAACTATATCAAGTATATGCTATTTTAATTAAAGCAGGTATACCTGTTGAGCAATGGAGAGAAGCATATAAACTGTTTGTACACCCAGCCGGAATGTACTTTGGAGGTGAAGTTCTTATTGAAACAACAGGTGGTTTTGCCTTTGGATCAATGCCAGACTTTGTTAAAGTTAGTATTGATCCTGTTGTTCAAGGCGAAGCTGCTTTAGGTATTCCTTTGGCTATTACAGATCTTACTGGTGAAGTAGATTCAGATGGTAGAGGTACATACGGTAAACTTAGAATTGATCTTCCAAGCGCTGTTAAAACATATCAAGACATTCCACTTGATCAAATTGATCAAAACTACGATAGCATCGCTGAATTCATGGGTACAAACTCACCAACAATGGACGAAGACTCAGCTGGTGTTGATGGTCGAGTCGGAAGATTCAGCCAAGATAGATCAATATTTGATACTATGGATGAAGTTAAATATACCTGGTATGATTCTGATTCAGCTTAAAAACACTTATAAATATAACTAACCACAGATACGGATTTAGCAATGGCAAGACAAAATATCAATAGAGGCACTACAGCCAACGATGGTACTGGCGATACTCTACGTATTGCAGCAGGTAAAATCAACGATAACTTTGTAGAGCTTTATACTCTACTAGGTGGTGATAGTGCTCAGATTACTCAAAAGGTATCTTTGTCAGATGCTGGTGTAAACTATGCTGGTTTAGTACATGATACGATTTTAGGGTTCACTGAGGGATCTTCTGCTCATACAATTACTCTTCCAGCTGCTAATGGTACAGTCACACTGAACGAAGCGGCACAAACTCTTACTAATAAAACTATCGCATCACCAGTGTTAACCACACCTCAGATTAATGATACAAGCGCTGATCATCAATATGTTGTCGCTGTAAGCGAGTTAGCAGCAGATAGAACTATCACACTACCTCTACTAACAGGAGATGATGAGCTTGTATTCAAAGATCACACTCAAACTCTCACCAATAAAACATTTACAACACCCAACTTCACTAATCCAGTCATCACAGGACATATTAATGATGCAAACGGTTCAGAGTTTTTAGAGATTACACCTTCAGCAAATGCTGTCAATCATATACAAATATCAAATGCTGCAACAAATGGTATACCCCAACTTGCCGGACACGGTACGGATACAGATATTGGTATAGGACTTTCAGGTAAAAACGCTGGGTTGGTACACATACAAACTGGAATCAGATACAGAACAGAAACGGTAAATGCCAACGCGCAGGCAATAAGTTTAGAACGACCCATGTCTATTTTTAATCTGGGTACTGCTAGCACAGCTACATTGGCAGACGGTTCTTTTGTTGGGGAAACAAAAACATTTGTTAATAGAGCTCCAGGAGCTGTCACCGTGACTCCTGCAACATTTTTTAACGGTACGAGCTTTACGGTAAAACAATACGGTATAGTAAACTGCGTATGGGTTGATAATACAGATGGATGGATGCTAATGACACCTAAACTGTACACATCAAGCGATACTGACGCACTATACTATATAACAGCATAAGAGATATAACATGCCAGCAATCATTACAGATAGATTTAAAAAAGAGATTATTCTAAGCCTCCAAGGAGATATTGCAGATTCAGCAAATAGTTACTACGTTGCTGTTGGCAGACCCACTGACTGGGATAGCGATGATACTGCTCCTACTCCTCTTAACAACATCAGAACCTTACGTGATGCTCAGTACAACATGATCTCTGTAAAAAATGTGGAAGCAAACTCATTTGTTATTCCAAGATATTCTTGGTCGCTTGGTGCAATCTATCAAGGCTACAATGATAATACAGTAGGACATCCATCAAATAGTTTCTATGTGATTACAGATGAAAATAACGTATACGTTTGCTTAGAAGCTGGTAAAGCTGCAACAGGACAATCTGTTACTTCAACTGTGAAACCCACCGGTACTCTTACAACAGCATTTGAAACAGCTGATGGGTATGTGTGGAAGTTCTTATACTCAGTTGGTGCTTTGAGAGCATCACAATTCTTATCTGCTAACTTCATGCCAGTTACTAAATTTGGAGCCTTTGACTCTGATGATCCAGCCGACCATGTTGAGCAGGTTGGTATTCAAAACGCGGCTTCAGCTGGAGAAGTAGTAGGCTATCAAGTAACTTCGGGCGGGTCTGGTTATACAACAATTCCAACAGTCTCTATTGTAGGTAATGGTACAGAAGCAAAGGCCACTGCAAGAATCAGTGGAGGGGCTGTTACTGTAATTGACGTGAAAGATTCAGATGGATTAAAAGCTCACGGTTCTAATTACTCGTATGCTCATGTAGAAATTTCTGGAGGTAACGGAACAGGCGCAACTGCTAGACCTATTATTGGTCCTGCAAAAGGGTTTGGCTCTGATCCCAGAGACGATCTTAAAGCAACTGCAATTATGTTCACAGCGAAACCAGATGGAGCTGAAGGATCGAACTGGGTTATCAATAATGATTTCAGACAAGTTCTTTTGGTAAAGAATATTGAAATTCCTGACTCAGATGCTCTTTACGCTGGTGTTACTGGTAATGCATTACGTAGAATGGAATTCTCCAATATTACTTCAAACTTTTCTGCCGATAAAACCATTAAAGGCGTATCGTCTTTAGCTGAAGCATATGTTGTAAAAGCAGATTCAGACACTGTTTGGTATATTCAAGATTCCGACACACAATTTGGTAAATTTATTGAAGGTGAAACTATCGGTGAAAACGATGGTAATGGAGTCGGGGTACTTGAAACAGCAGGCGTCGATGTAGATTCTTATGCATATGTGAACGGTGATGTAGACTTTAGCTCCGGTGAAGTAATGTATATAGATAATAGAGCAGCAATTCAAAGATCTGCTGACCAGACAGAAGATATCAAAATTATTATCCAACTCTAATGGAAGACTAGTATGGCTCAGACGTTTACATCAGAAATTTTTTCATCTACTTATAGAGATGATTTTAAAGATAGTGATAACTATCATAGAGTATTGTTCAATAGTGGACGTGCTCTACAAGCTCGCGAGCTTACACAACTCCAAACAATCATTCAAAAAGAAATGTCCCGTCTAGGAAAGCATTTGTTTAAAGAAGGTGCAGCTGTGAATCCTGGAGGGGTTACAGTAAACACTGAATATGAATTTGTGAAATTGGATACAACAGTTAATCAGCTTCCAGCTACAATTACTGATTTAGTTGGAGTTGAATTTACCTCATCAGGCTCAATCTCCTTTAGGGTTATTGAAGTTGTGGCAGCCACTGGATCTGATCCAGCCACGTTGTACATAACATACACAAATACTTCAAGTGGGACATCGGGGGCATCCCCCATTCGAGTCGCACCTGGTGAAGAGCTAACA